TCTTCCATCTGGATAAATTGTTTTTTATTTTTTAATTCTGGTAAATTTTCATCAGTCCAAAGCATATATTCCCAATCGGAATGTTTGGATTGCCAAGTTTTCATTATTTGGCTGGGTCGTTTAGATTGGTCACCCAACCAAATTTGGTGTATAATTTTTGGAATCATAAGATCTCACAGTTATTATAAATCTTCAACTACTAAAGTCAAATATATTTATTTGACATTATCTAGAGTATACTATAGAGTAATCTATAAAAGATGAATCTAGAGAACCTTAAAGAACTTATTACTAAAGACTCTCAAATAGACTCTACAGAGTTAGGAATAGAGTCTCTTAAGATACCTCAAATACACTCAAAGTATCTTACGATCCTATCAGATGTCAAATTACTTTTGACCAAACAACAGCACGACTTGGCAATTTTAAAGTTGCGCAAGTGGAAAATCTACACAGGCAAAGCTTCCCAAGAGGAGTTGAAATCCTGGGGCGAAGATCCATCCGATCTAACTTTGCTAAAAAGTGATGTTGAGCAGTTTGTAGAGGCTGATTCAAAAGTTATTGAATTAAAATCCAAGATAGCCGTCAGCGAAGTAAAACTAAAAATGGTTGAGGAATTTTTGCGTTCACTCAACAACAGAAACTTTGCCATCAAGTCGGCCATAGAGTGGCACAAAATGATGAACGGCGTGGTCTAAATATTATGTGGATATTGAAGTTGAATCTAATGATGAAGTTCGTTACTACATCAAAACAGACAACGCGATAAAGAAGGAACTGAGGGATTATTTTTCCTTCATGGTTCCCGGTGCCCAATACATGCCCATGTTCAAACGCAGAATATGGGACGGCAAAATTCGTCTGTATGATATCCTTACATCTACTCTTCCCCGGGGTTTGAAGACTTATTTAAAAAAGTTTGCCGACGAGCGCAAGTATTCAATTTCTTTCAAAGAAAGCAAAAAAAACCTATGCATAACACCGGAGGAACTTGCTACGCTCTATACTGGACTAAATGTGACGGTGAAAAAGTCTTCTATACAAATGCACCCACATCAGTCACAAGCGATCATCCACGCTATAAACAATCACCGGTGCGTGATTATATCACCGACAGGCTCTGGAAAAAGTTTAATAATATACGTCTTGCTCCGTTGGCTACTATCCGTGATAAAGTCAGACAGAAAAATATTGATTCTTGTGCCCACGGTTGGACTTGTGAACCAGATGGAGTCTGACTTCTTTGACTATTCAAAGAACGATCCCAAGTGGAATTGCAGAAAGTCGGTACACAAGATCAGTGCCGGGGCAGAGAAAGAAACAAACAAGTCAATCATTGTCTCCACTTGGCAATCTGTCTACAAACTTCCAAGAGAGTGGTTTGACCAATTTGATGCAGTGATCTTCGATGAATGTCATCAAGCCAAGGCCGAGTCGATAAACATGATTGGCCAAAAGATGTCTAAGGCTTGGTTTCGAATCGGAACAACTGGAACCCTAGATCAGGCACAGGCACACCGTCTCAGCATTGAAGGCATCTTGGGGCCTGCCATACAGTTCATTCAGACCAAGAACCTGATGACCAAGGGATTGCTTGCCACCCTTGGAATCGACGCCATACTGTTGAAGTACACCGAAGCCGAAAAAGAGTTGCTTAAAAAGCAAAGATACCCAGACGAAATCAAGTGGCTTATAAGTAATGATAGGCGCAATGAGTTCATCCGAGACCTCGCACTCAGCACCAAAGGAAACACCCTCGTCCTCTTCAACTACGTCGAAGGACAAGGGAAGCCCCTGCACGCTCTCCTTAAGGCAGCGGCTGGCAATAGAAAAGTATATCTTATCTACGGAAAAACGGATGCAGACGCAAGAGAATACATCCGCCGCGTCATCGACACGGAAAAAAACGCGATCCTTGTGGCCAGCTATGGCACTACTAGTGCTGGCATCAACATTGTTAATCTTGACAATATCATTTTTGCGTCACCTACTAAATCAGTAATTCGATTGCTGCAAAGCATCGGTAGAGGCTTGCGTGTCTCTGCCCGCAAGAAAACACTCAAGGTTTTTGATATCGTTGATGATCTTTGCACCAAGTCTTACAAGAATCACGTATTCAAACATTTTGAAGAACGCATAAAGATATACAAGAAAGAAAAGTTTGATTACAAGATAGTGTCGATGGAACTACCAAAAGATAAATAAGTGAGGAGGGGTGTTATGTCCGACCTGGTACCCACATCTCACTTCGACGGTATTGTAAGAGTTGTAAAACTTGTAAATGGCGACGAGCTAATAGGAATAGTTCAAGACGCTTCAATCGACAGAATTAAAATTATTTTACCAGCTAAACTAGAAACAGCTTTTTCCAAACAAGGAAAAGATGAAATAGTCGAGTTTGTAAAATTAACTAATTATGCAGCCAATGTATTAAATTACGAAATAACTATACAGCGCAGTTCTGTATTATATATGGCCATACCGATACCACATTTGAATAAAATGTATGATGCATTTTTCATAGCCATGAAGACTGATCCGAATTCTATCGTAACCAACGGGCATGATGAAATTTTATTGGGTCCAGAAGCTGGTTTGCATATGCTTAATGATTTGTTTAACAATGAAGATTTTGTAAATTTTGTAAATGATCTTGTTGAAAATTTTGAAGCAGATGGAGTTATGAATGAAATATTGGATGAAATTGAAGAAGAGGAAAATTCTTCAGAAACGGAAGAAAATGAGCCAGAAGCCCCTCTAAGCCTTCCAGAACCAAAAGAGGCCCAGAAGCCATCCCGCAAGAAGAAACGCCGCAGAATCGATCCTACAACGTCTGAGATACCTTTTAAACCAGAGGCAGATCCAAATTCTGCAGAAGGTTGGTCAGATGATCCAAAAGATTATCTTTGATTTTTAAGATTTCCTGAAGCGTCTGGATTTAGTTCATAATAGGAAAATTTAAACTGACACGATGCTTTTTGTATTATTGCGTCTGCGCTATCCGATTGGAATACCATCCCGCTCAATCTTGTGGGAATAATATATCTAAAAGTTACCGCCAAAGATGGACATCTATTTGCTGGATCGTATATTGTTAAAGTTGCCTCGTGATGCCAATCCTGATAAGGTAAATTAATTCCTGGAGTATTATTGTCTCTGCCAGAGTTTACTGCAATATCTTGATCAGTTGCAATATTTGCCAAATTTCTCATCCAAGAATATATACTTTTCCAGTTTGTCAGCTCCGAGTCTACTATAAATTCGACATTAAGAGTCTCATAATTGAATTGCATAGTAGGAACTGGAATTGTAGTTCCAAAAATAGTAGGCTGCGAAGTTTCTGGTATCGTGCAACCAGGCAAATTTGCCTTTTGGCAATTTAATTCAAATTGCTGTGTTCCTCTTCCGAATCTTAAAGTAAAATAACTGTTGTATAAAGGATTGATATTGGCAATACAGCTCATAAAATTATTTATGCAAAAGCAAAGACCTCCCCATTTCTGGGGAGGTCTCGAAAGGACTACTTACTTTCCTTTGACCGACTACCTATCAGCTGTTGCCGTGTAGGTGGAGAATGTTGGTCAAGCGGTAGTATTGGTTCAAGCCAGCGGTGAGGCTGTCACCGTCTGGAGTGTTTTGACCGTTGAGAACGAAGGGGTTCGCAACGACGCCATAACGGGTCTTGAAGGCAATACGTGGTTGGAAAGTGTTAGGATCGACTGCACGTACCATTTGTAGCGGAACGTATGGGCAGTAGAAGATACCAGCATCGTATGGCGATTCGCCCTTATAACCGGCGCAGAAGAAGTTATATCCTGCTGGGCTATATGGATCGATGTATACGCGAATCTTGCCACTGAGGATACCGGCAAAGGTGCTTTGGGTATCATCAACGTTGAGTTGTGGCATGATTGCTGGGCTGAGGCTCATGAAGCCAGACATAGCGAGGGCAGCTGCGGTATCGCTATCGCAGATGATGAAGTTGCCCTTACCACGGCGGGTTTCCTTGGCGATTTGGTTGCACTCACGCTCGATTTGGAAGCTGAGGCCACGGAAGCGTTCAGCCGACCAACGACCGTCAGAGTCAATCTCAAGATCGTATGTGCCTGGGGTTGCGATATCTGGTTGTACTGAACCAGCTTTTGCGACGAAGTAGATGGTCTTGACGATTTCGCGGTTGATTTCAGCAAGAATTTCTGTGCTGAGAAGATTTGCGAGTTCGGCTTCGGCATCCAATCCGTGAACAGCCTTAAGATCTTGTGCCAATTCGACTGTGTAGTTGCTGGACAGAGCGCGAGTACGAGCTTGTACGGCAACGCGGTCGATTGAGAAGGCCATTTGGTTCCAGTTTTGGTAAGCACCTGTGCTTCTGTTACCGATTCCTTCGCCGTTTGCAGTCAAGATACCACGTAGATTGGCAAGTTGAGCTCCGGTTGGCTTGATGGAGGCGGATGAACCATAGATTGCACCGAAACCAGCACACAAACCATTATAACCGGTTGGCAAGGTCCATCCAGAACCACCGTAAGATGGTTGTGGCTCTTGGAACATAGCTTCGGCATAGTTGGCATTGCCATAGGTGTAACCACCAGTACCGTAGTATTGGTAATTGGCGCGCATAGCAAAGATGAGGCCGGTTGGGGCAGTCATTGGCTGAACGCCGCAGATGTCATAGGCCATCAAGTTTGGCATGGAACGACGGAGCAACGAAATAAGTACTGGATCGTAACCAGAAACTTGGCCGTTGTTGTAAAGAGTGGACGAAGATGGACCACCGAGGTTGGAGTTGCCACCCATGTCTTCGATCAAGTGTTGTTGACGAAGAGCTTGCTCTTGGTTTTCGAGTAGGACGGCAGTGACCTTCTTACGGTAATCGTCTTGGATTTTTGGAAGGGCTTCGTGATTTAAGACAGGGTCCCACTTTTCTGTGAGAATGTCATATGGTGTATTGTCTTGAAAATTCATTGTAGTAGTTATCTCCTAGTGAGTTAAAATTATTTAGTAAAAGTAAAAATTACAATTTCTTGTGAATACGACCTAGTGCACCAACATAGCTCTCAACCAAAGTTGAGGGGGTTTGCTTTACCGGGGCAAAGGTTTGTTCGGGTTCAGTTACACGGGCCGGAACTTTATTGTATAGATAATTTTCGCGGATTGCAACTAGTTTTTGTCTATACTCGTCTGGGCTACCGAAATTGACGTTTTCCATCAAGTTTTGTAGCTTGGCGACTTGGGTATCTGCAAGATCTCTTGTTTCTGCAACAAAGATGCCAGCACACTCGGTGAGTGAAACTTCTTTCTTGAGGTCCATGTTGTGCTTGACGGCTTCATTGAGCTTGGCTTCAAGTTCACGGTTAGAAGCATATAGTTCGTCAAGAACATTGTACTTCTCTGCAGGAACATCGATGTAGTGGTTCTCGAAGAGGTTCTTGAGGCCGCTGATGAAGTTTTCGGCAATTTGGGTCTTGACGCCCTGTTCGACAGCAACAGCGTTCTCGGTCATCCACTCTTCAACGACATAATCCAGATAATCATCAACCTTCTCGACTAATGATTCGGTTACGTCATTGAGATAGGTTTTGACATTGCTGTCCATGTTTTCTGCAATGATGGAAACTGACTTCTCTACGCGGTCGGTGACTGCAGCTTCAAAGATTGCTTCAAGTTGAGAAATCAAGGAAGCATCGACATCTTCTCCCAAGAGAGATACCAATGCGCCTCTGAATTCGCGCTTAACTTCTTCAGTGGTTTCATATGGCATAGAAGTTGGAGTTGCCTCAACTTCTTCTTCGCCTTCTTCCATTTCTTCGGTTTCTTCCATCTCTTCACCCTCATCCTCAGATGCCATGGGTTGCATTGGGGCTTGCATACCACCAATTGGGGTTCTGGCTTGTGCCATTGCAGCTCCACCAAAATCAATTGGAGGAGAGATCATAGATCCCCTGCCGGTAGCATCCATATCGCCCGCATTGTTTGAGATGGCATAGCTTGCCATTGGGGCGTTTTGTTCTGAAATATTCTTCTTTCTTGTGTTTTTCATATTAAAGGAATCCTTGTTAATTATTTAGTAAATTTAAAATTATGGAATAACGTGGCCAAGACCACGATACTTTACGATTTCTTCTTTTCTTTTGGCTGCTTGCAATGCTTCATCGGTTTCGCGGTTTGGATCATACCCATAACGCTTGGTTTTTTCATCTCCAGAAAGCACAGGCTTGACCCAAGGAGATCCAGCACCCTGGAAAGCCAGTTTTTCTGCATTTGTTCCTATCTCAGATACGTTTGCATCAAAAACCTCAGAACCAGAAATTTTTGCAATATTTCTTAAAAGTGTTGAAGTTAGCCCGGGGACAGCCATGAAAGCCTTACTTGTTGCTGCTCTTGCTATCTGACCCAAAAAATTATTAGGAAGCTTTGAAAGCATGCCGCTCGCACCAATGTAATTCCCCAATGCCTGAGCACCATACTTGTCGAGAGTATCGGCAACAGTTTTTGCAGTCTTACCTATTGCATACGCGCCAGCAGCGGTAGCCAATCCCAGATCATCATCCTCGTAATCACCGAACAAAACTCTTGAATCTCTTCCGGTATCTTTCTTCTTTCCTACAGGACCGCCGACACCATAGTTGCCACCCTCTGGCGTTTGCGAACGTAACATTTTTTGTTCTTTTGGAGCGGTTCCCGTAAATCCAGATCGAATACTTGAAAAGTCTTGATCAAAATTTTCAAATATTTCAGCACCAAGTGGATAATCAATATTTTCTGAAACAATCTTCAGAAGTAGATCTTGGGTGGATGGATCAAAAGAATTCATTAAAGTTTACGGAAATAATCGTTAAAGACTTTTACTATATTCTTATTCAAATCAGTCTTGGAGGATTCTCTAATAAGTTTCTTGGCCGCAGCTGCTTCTCTTTCTTGCCAGATTCCATCAATAAACATCCATTCGCGGCCTTCCATAATTCCATTGACGAAAGCATTTGGAGCAGAAGGATCGGCAACGATATCGATTGCGGCCAACATAAAGTCTTCTTGAACTTCTTGATAGCCGTTCTTGGACTTTAAAGAACCCATTCCACGGCTGGATACTCCGAGTTGAGCGCCCTCTTCAATTAGATTTTTTACGATACGACCCATTGGGGTATCTAAAACTTTGGCCTTCCCATATACGGTATTGCCATCTTCGTTCAATTCCTTGACGATGTGCGATACTCTATCCAAGTTTACGGTTGGCCCTGATGGGTGGTTTAGCTCACCTAAAGCACGACCTTTGTTCACATACTCAGTGATATAGCGCTTGCATTCCTTGAGTAAGGTTCCCTGTGGATAAATGCGGCCATTGCGATTCTTTACACCAGATTGCATGAAAACGCCTTCGATGAAATATGCTTTTTCACCGTTTCCGACGTTTTCCTTGATGTATTTTATGTCTTCATTGAGTTCTGTGATTAGTTTCATTATTCTGCCTTTTTGCCCATGATTGTTTTTGCAACAGTCTTGTATTGTTCTTGAAGTCTTTTGCCGACCTTCGTGTAAAGAACCTTAGATGTATGAGATTTAAAATTTACGGCATTTTCCTCTATAACGTTCTTTAACATTTCTCTGATATTGTTTTTCATAATAGTTTTTTGGCTTTCTTAGAGAATTCGATGTGTTGCTTGAATATAATTCCGCTATTAAAAATTTCTGACACCATTTTTTGTCTATTTTTTGGGCTCAGGGATTCAAACAATCCTTTTAATTCTTCTACCTCTGATTCTGAAATATTTATAATAGAACCATTTTTAAATGTATAATTTCCTGATTTAAAATTTTGAATAAAATCAACAAACTCATTTAATTCCGGCGTAGTATCGGTCGCAAGAGTTTGAAATAGCAATTTTTGCGAAACATTTTCTTTTATTTCTTTAAAAGAATTGTTAAGCTTCAGTGCTAGAGCCTGACTAATTTTTTGCTTGAAAGCACTGTCATTTTCTGCAATAAGACTTTCTAGACCATGTTTTAAAAGCAAAGCATTCGTATCCATTTACTGTCCTTCTGGTGGTATTCCTGCGGCTTGTTGTTGTGCAAGAAGTGCGGCTTGCTCTTGTTGCAACCTCGCACGATCTTCTGCCATTTCTTGTTCTAGTTCTTTCAATTCTTCTGGCAAATAACGCAAAATCTGTGTTTTGACGTATTTTGTTGAGAAATACTTTCCGATGTAAGGTTCAACAAAAGAAAGCATCTTAATGCGCTCAGACAAAATTTCTGCTTCTTTGAGATCCCAGAAATAATTATCGGTATTGAATACAATCTTTATGTCACTCTTTAGCTCTTTCCAGTCGTCTTCTGTCATGACGCCCTTCAGAAGCAATTGAACTCGAAGTGTATCCATGAATAATTTTGAAAACTGGAAACGGAGTCTGTCAACAAATTTATAGAACTTTATTTCTTCTCTTGTAATTTCCGTTGAACGACCCATGTTAAAACCATTGGTTTCGGGTTGTAGACGGCTTAAAGGAACGTTTAAAGAACCGTATAATTTCTTTTTAAAATACTCTGCGTCTTCAATTTGTGAAAGTGATTGAGCACCCGGTAGTGTACTAATTTCTGTTCCACGAGAACCTTCTCTTCTTGGAAGCCAGTAATCTTCCAATACAGACATGAACTTTCTTTCGTCCCGAACTTCTCCGGTATCTTGGTTATAGATAAGTCGAGTGCGGAAACGGCTCATCATGTCTCGCATATATTGCTCGGCCTTTTGCTTTGGCAGCTGGCCAACGTCTACGTAGAATACTCTGCGCTCTGGCGCTCTTGCAATACGATAAACCAACAAAGCGTCTTCCATCTGACGCAACATGTTAAGTGGTCTAATTGCCTTATGCAGATATCCCAATACTCTCTTTGAGTTTAGATCAACGAGGCCAGATGGGACATATACAATGCTATCTAACGACAGATTTAAGCCCTGTGGGCCTGTCATTATATAACTGTCTTTATCCGTATTCGTATAAACGTAAAATTCTTCGATTTCTTTGATCAATTGAACTGGGGGAGCATCACCGGGACCTTTCCCCATTTCTTTTTTAAGTTTTCTTACTTTCTTGATCTTAAGAGGGTCGATAGGAATCATTTCCTTTATTCCATCGGTTGGTAGATCTTTATCTATTACGATATTGTAATAAATTTTTGAATCAATATACCAGCGTCTAAATGTCTCGTAAGATCTATGATTAAAATCCAAAAGATGCAAGACTCTATCAAATTCTTTATAAATTTTTGTCTTAATATTTTCTGATATAGGACAATCATCTAGATTTAATTTTACTGGTTTGTGGTCGCTGCCCGGAACAATTGCAGCATTGACAATTTCATCAATAGCATTGTCCAGCTCTGGGTATACAGACATATTTCTGTATTGAATTACGGATTGCTGCTCATCCCGCATGGTTGTGGCATAATCCAGAACCGTGCCAAAGAATCCACCTGCCTCAACCGTTACTGTGCCATCATATACTTCTGGAGCAGCAAAAGACTGCATGGCATTTTCATACTTGCCTTCTTTTGTATCTTTCTTCTTATTTCCAAATTCAAATCCAAATAATTCGATTTCCATATATTAATTCCTTTGTGTCACATTTCTAATTTCAATGTAATCAAACACTATGATGACGTTAAAACTATTTAACTGGTTTGGATTACTCATGTTTAGACTTACTTGTTGGATACCGGCAGGCCAACATCCATGCAAAATAAATTCTTTTAGAATTGGATTTTCACCATCTTCACCATTTAAATTTAAATGCTGAATCGACCAGTTATAAGCCTTATATGCATCTGCATTTATTGCAGAAACATTCGTATCGTGGTTATTGATAAGATCTTGCCACCTTTGAATCTGTCCCCAAATATTATTATTACCGGTGTCATCCCATGCTTGGAACGACCATGTTCCGTAATCCTTTTCTCCGGGATAGTGGTATTTTCTTCCAAAATAGTCATAACTTATTGTTTTACTGGAAACACTGGGAACCTGTGTGGCTCTTACGTGAAAATCAGTAAAACCACCACCAGTAGGAAATGATCCATTTATCCTAAATCTGTTTGCTCTGGTTCCACCAAAGAAGTTTTCTTTAAAGTTGTTGAGCATATCAGCTATTATAGTTATCCTGAATTTTTAGGTAATCGAAAGTAAGTGTAACGCTAAACCCAACAAAGTTTACTTCACCCATGTTTAAATTGATTTCACCTACAACTGATGGCCAACATTTATAAAGATAAATCGTTTTGATTGGACTGTCCATGTCACCGTTTGGGCCAAGTTGTTTGATGTTCCATGTGGTTTGAAAACCTTGATACGAATAATCGTTATTTTTCACTAAGTGTGTGTAGTGGCCATCCATGTATTCCGACCATTTGTGCATGGCCTTCCACAGATTTTCTGTATTGTTATCATCATAAATTCCAACAGACCATGTACTGTATTGACGATCCCCTGCAAATGTGATATTTCTTCCACGATATGGAACAGTTATCGTATTGACCTGAACTGCCGGTAAAGATGCGGAAACAATTTTAAACTGAGAATCAGCAGAAGTCACATTTATAGTAGAAGGCCATGTTGGAGTAACGACGAATCTATTAGACCTCGTTCCACCATTGAATCCATCCTTAAATGAAATTATGCTATTATTGTTTGCTGGCATTATTGTGTTAGAGTAATATTGATTGCAAAACTGTCAATACTGTAAATCGGCTTGATTACGACTTCAATTGTTAAGGAAGAACTATTATCTTGATTGTTGGTAGCATCGCACAAAATTTGAGTTTGTGTGGTATCAATATACGGAGCAAATGGATCTAGTCCGGTCTCCACTTCTGCTGTTACTTGGGCTCGCGTAGAGGCGTTATTGATATCAAAGAGGTATTTCAACGCAATCTGCGTAATCATTTCTTGTAAAGCTGACTTTAATCTTGACGGTCCTATACGATCATCTGAACTAAAAGTAGCGCTTGCAGTAGCTCCTGTTAAATCACTTCCTAAAAATTTGGGATTGTAATTTACAAAGAAATTTACTCTATTTGTTCTAAATGTATTCTTTAGAGAATCAGTCCAATTAATAGGATTTACAACATTACCGTTAAGAACCGTTGCACGATCAACACCGGCAACTGTTAGATATTGTTCTTTTCTATTTTTAGATCTTGTAAAAAATCCACCCACGTCCCCGACTGCAGGAATGGTGTAAGTAAGTTTGCTATTGCTTAATAGAGTGGTTGTATCCAAATCAGTAACGGTTTTTACACCATAAACATTAAAGATTCTATTTGCAACGGTTGTTCCTGTTACAAGAGTAGCATCATTAAAAAGTGTAGCATAATCCGCCATCGTATATCCAGCTCCAGTATAACCGGAAAGTGAGCCACTATTTGCAGGAATCGTTGGGAATACGCCTGCAGTGTATGGCTGGTCAATCAACCACTGACATGCTGAAGTGTTACCTTCTTTTCCGATAACAAGATCCAAATAAATTTCACTATCAGTAATATAGGAATCAAAACCAGAAGGTTCACCAACAAGAACAAGATTGCCACCATATGCCAGATATGATAGAGCGTGCAGCAAATCGGTTCCTGGTGTTTGTGGTACGACTCTTACGACATTATCCACAGTTCCATTAGTAACAAAAAATCCATAAGTTCCACCGTCTGTTGGATTTGAAATTAAACAAGATGTAATTCCAGATAGTTTATTCAAATCTCCAATTAAATCTTGGGGAGTAGTATAAAGAATATATTGGGACGTAGTGGATCCCTTTGGGGTTGCTCCGTAAAGATATGCTCTGGAATATGTTAACCAGCCAAATAAACCACCCGGATCAGATCCAGCTGCACCAGAAGTACCATCGAATGTAAAGCCGGAATTATATGGGCTACCGAGAATCATACCGGCGTATAGCGGTAAGGTGGTACTTTCGGTAAAATATTGGTTTGAACTGACAAAAGAGCTGAGTGATGGCATTTAGGATCCCTTTTCTAAAAAATATTTAGCATTATTATGTAGGGTACCACACAGCTCCTCCTGAAACAAATTCTTCTCCATCCTCGTCATTTCTTTGGTCTGGTATGAATAAAATGTTATCATCTTCTGGCTTGGATGCTTCTTCGTAGTTAAATTTTGCCTGTTCTACCAGATCAGCAAAATATTCTTGTCGAGTTAGCCAAGCAAAGAACACCAAACTCATTACCAAATCGTCATGCTGGCCGTCATCAGCCTTGTAGGTGTTTGATTTAGATACGAAAGACATCAATTCGGATATGATTCTTTCATCATTTAATAAAATTTTATCTTCTTCAATCAATCTTTTTAAGATGGCGCAACCTATTTTTTTAGTTTGGGCAGTAGTACGAATACCCATTTCATTTTTACCAACACCACCAAAGCCTTGTGATAGGATTTGGCCCTTTCTTCCAAGAACCTTTGTCATCAACACATTTTCATATTCTAGATCAGTATGCAGAATATTTGAAACCTGGCCACCAAGATCATTGGTTTCGATCAACACATAAGCATTATTATATGCTTTTGCAGCGTTTAATATTACTGTAGGAAAATTGAATGGGCTTATTGTATTATTTCTATACGATGCAACAACTTTATATGGAGCTTGTGATCCTTCAATTACGGTAAATGCCGAATAGTCTACTCCTTGGCCTCTGGAAACATCGGCCTGCAAAAAATAGGTTTTGTCTTTCTGTGGTGTTTCATAAACCCTATAACCCTCTGCATTTTCGCTTATTGGTTCTTCGGGAGCTAGTAAATTTAATTTACTGGAAGAAATTAGGGTGTTGGAAGATCCCAAAAAGCTGCAGCCATATTCTTGTTCAAATTGATCTGCACTTGTATTGGCTATCTGCTCCGCTGCCCAGTTGTCATCACGTAGTTTAGGACTGCCGGGACTAATTGGGGTATCTCTCCAAGTTACTTCGACTGGAACGAATTTATTTTTTAACTTATGACCTTCTGGTCTTTTGGCATCTACCCAAAGTTTATGAAAATGATTCATACCGTTTGGCGTAGAAACAATGATAAGCTTTGTGGTGGTACCTGCGGAAATGGTTGGATAGGTAGATGTATAGAATTCTTCTGCTACGTGACTCGGCAAGAAGGCGTATTCGTCCAACAGAAGTAGGTTATAAGAACCACCACGGATAGCCGATGAGCTTGTTGCATCGCACATCACTCTAGAGCCGTTTTCTAATTTAAAACTGGTTTTATTCCATTCTACCACGCCCTGCTGGAGGAAGTGCGGCAAGTTTTCATATGCCAGTTGCAATTTGGAAAAAAGTTCTTCTTTAGCTGTTTTTAAACGGTTAGCGAGAATTGCTACGTTAACGCTTTGATTGAATGTTATGTAATGGCAAATATAGCTAGTAACACACGTTGATTTACCACACTGGCGGGGCCACTTGGAAATGGTAAAGCGACTGTCATGAATTGCATTAACAAAGTTTTTTTGATATTGATATAGATTAAAGGGGACAATTCCTTTGTCCAGAGTCTTTACTTTGATGTATTTTTCACAAAAGTATACTGGATCTTTTGCACATTTAACATATTCTTTTAGTTGTTCTTCTGTATATTGAAGCTCAACACCGGGCAGTTTTAGCTTTGGATTATTTCTATAACCCTCTTTATGTATTTGAGCCATTATCTAAAATCTCCGCTTCCACAATATCTTTTTCTGTACTTCTATCTTTATTTAAGAGATTTTGTAAATCTTTTGTGGAACCTACAAACACAGAATTATTGGTTTGTTTTACCTCTACTTTTGTACCTGTAGTATCTTTTGCTTTTTTATGAACGTCGAGCATATTGTTATTCAGGTCTGCCATAGTTTTTAAAAGAATGGCGACAACTTCAAATGCTCTGGGGGAATCGGATTCCGTTGCAACTTTTAATGCAGCCTCCAATGCCACATTTCCATTACCAATCAAATCTTTTAGATTTGATTGTACCATTTCATAGTCTTTTTGGAATGATGCCTGATCATACGTTCCACCAGAATTTGTTTTTGGCTGCACTGCCGGAACGTCATTTAAATTAAACAGTTTTGTTAAATTTTTATTCATATTAATCAAATATAATCAAGTTTGAAGAACTTATGCCGCTAACAGCCTTGACCTCACCGAATATCCAGGCTTTGGCAACAAATTGAAATGAGGCTATATTAAGTCTTCTACTGGAAAGATCTCCTTCATACCGTTCACTCAAATTATTATTAACCATTATTACGGGAATCTGCACATTTGTCTGTACTTCATTCATGTCAATTGTAATTACATGATCTGGAACAAAATATGGCATTATTTGTTCAACAATCTGTAGCATATCATCGGTATGCCGTGTATAGACAAAAAGATTAAAACTTACATTTACTGGTATTTGATTGTATACACCACTACCACTTGGTCCACAATTTATCATATTATCGTTTTTTGCAAAACGATTAAATCTTCGTGATGGGTCCGGAGATATGCTATTTAAAATATAACTTATAATTGGAACCTGGACTTCAATTCTTGTTCCTGGAGTTATTGAAGAAGGTTGTAACAATCTTTGTATAAATTTTTCTTGCGGTGAATAATGCACGGGAACCCGGATGTTTGTGGTATTTCCGGTATCTGGATCCACGTGACCCACTTCAATATTGCTAAACAGAGACCCAAATGATACTATTAATTTTCTTAAATTTTGATTATAAAAATATCCGAACATTATGGGCCTCCTGGACAATCTACTTCATCAAATGGATTGTTTGGATCAAACCCATATGAATTGCCTTCTGATTCAAGAATATCATTGATGCCGTATGTGGTTCCAAGATTATTTGCAAGAGGAATTATAACAGAACCAGACAATCCGCTTGTTGTATTGGTATACGGAGCATTGATATTGCTGTTTGGGGTATCTATCTTTTCGTAGCTGTATGTGAATAATTCAGCAGTTATTTGATATGAATATAATTTACCGAGCGGATAAAAAGGATTTTCATGCTCTACAAAATTAATTTCAAACAAAGACTTTGAGAGCGGAAAATAAATCAAATCGCCTTCTCGGGGGCGTGTTATCGCTGAATCACTATCTGTTACTTGTTCTCTAAAACGTCGTCTTGCAGTTATTAGAGTAATTTTGTCTTTAATCTCCAACCCAAATTGCGTAATTACATCGGTTCCATCAAACCCTTTATAGGATTGAATGTACATTTCAAGAACATAAGCCTTTTCAAACGAAGATCCGGGATCTTCACCGAAGACTTTATCGATGTTAAAATACTTTCGAGGTACGTAATAACAATCCTGTCCAATTCCCTGTATCAATTCTACAGTAATATCTTCAACAAGATTTTGCTCTGGTTGGTATGATGTTAGATTGATGTATGGATTTGTTGCCATATTATCCGATCATTGGGTCTATCGGAGATTCGTAGACCTTAGTTAGCATTTGTTCTATTTCTTGCAATTCCCTGACAGCCTCCTGCATCATTGCAGGGGCATTCAATTGTGCTCCACCAGGAAGAGGCATGCCAGCAAACTTTAACAAATTTTGCGCCCACTGTTTTTTAAGTAAAGCTGCATAATGACGTTTAAAAATTCTGTCATCCCATACTTTTGGATAATAGTCTGGATTTATTTTGACATATGCCTCTACCATTAGGTAATTGCTATCTTCCATATCGGACGGCTGCGTTTCAAGATAAAGCCTGTTTGTTGTTTTGGTGTATGTATAAGAGACAGGGTAATTGAATACATCATTGATTAGCGAGATGTATTGCATGCTTTCCATATATGTTGCCATAGGTCCTTGTGAAAGACCACCCTGGTTAAAATAAAGACCGAAGAAATCAAATAGCGTCATTTGATATCTTAAGTCAAACATGTAATCACCGGCCTGATCGCTTGGGCTATAAACTTTTGTAATAGACACGATGTCATCTGCTGCTGGCCAGAAAGCCGTGGCACCGCTGGATGCCGATGTCACGCCTTGTGCGCCTACGGCATAGCCAAAAGTACTGACATCAAAATATTGGTTTGTTACATAAGTCGAAGAAATTGGAACTACGAACTGAGCTCTCTGATTGAAATCAAAATGCCTTTCCTGCATATATTCTAAAGATTCGTCTAAGCGATCTTCAGCCTGCTCCGGATCAACGTTTATCTGGATTACTGGGGCTCCAAGTTTTCTAAACGTGTAATTTATAAAGTCTTCTCTGGTGGTGATGGCCATAAAAATATTTATGTATTTTCAATGATTTTGTTTATTTACCACCAATTGTGACCGAGACAAATTTAATGGATTCCGGATCTAAAGATTCAATTTGTTCTTTTCTTTCTTTTATATCTGGATTAAAAAAATTGGGATCATAGTTTGAAAACCCCGGCATATGAACCGGACAATTCAGAACAGGGTAATCCAACTTTGCATATTCATCACCATCTTTTAAGAGAACTGTATGTGGTTTGTCACCACATCCACATCTACCGCATACGTGTTTTCCTTTATCAGAACTTTCCTTCAAGTAAGGGCAGGGACTCGCAATAACACCACCACCGAAGCAAGATACTACCCGGAGCTGTTTTGTTTCCAGATCTGCCTTTTTGTTGCCGATTCCTCTAGATGCTAGAGAAGCAGCAAACATCATCATTTTTTTTATCATCTTAAATAGCCTTATATTGTAAAACCATTCCCGCAGGAATAACATATTCTTTTAAGAAGGTATCATATTGTTGTAAATTAGAAAGCTGTGCTGAAGTTATTTGAATTTCAAATGAAGCATAACCAGCAGTTACAACATAAACATCGGACCAATTAAATCCTAAAAAACCACAGATTAAATATTTAATAGCTGCCGGTGTTCCCTTTAGATTAAAATAGTTTGCATCAATTTTTGTTGCAAATTTTCTAATGTTTGGTAATATATCTGAATATGGTGTCGCACTGAAATCCATACCCGGAAAATAAAATTCCGCCAGAGCCTCTAAAAAAATATTATTCATATATGCGGGAACTCTTATATTTTCCCAATCTAGTTGAGCCCCATATCCATAATCTTGACTAAAAAGCCATCTAAAATAATATTTTATAAATGGTACTATTGTTACATTTTCTGGATTTTGTTTGTATTCTTTTAAAATCCACTGTGGAAATAATGATTCTGTAGTTAAAAGATCACCAACCCACGGCGTGGAAGCCGTAGAATTAAATTCACTTCCAAGCTCAGAACTTATATTCTGAGCAGTAAAAGCAACTTTACCATTTAAATTTAAAATTTGGTTATCTAACAGTAAAATCATTGTTCGTACACCAAAGTTATTCCGGCAGCAATTTTTGGACTCAAATACGCCATCAAGTAGGTCTGGTTTGCCGAAGACAATCCTTGTACATATACTTTGACACGACCAGGAATACAGCAATCATTTTGAACCGTAATCAAACTTTCATTTGCAGTTCCCGAAATCCCAGAGCTCAGTATGGCATTTACATAATCATTAATGGTGACACATCGATCCTGGCCAGTTGCATTAAATAAAAGTTTATAACGAGCTTGTTCTACTGTAATTAGATCATAACCGCCAAATGGCTGTGCAAATGTAGCAAATGCCATATTGCTCCTAGCATTTATGGTAGCATTGTTGCCCTCGTCTCCATTTGAAATTACTGCTTTTACTAAAACGGTGCTATTGGTGCTGATTGTTTGTGAAGTAACAAAATTATTAGTAACGATGTATCCCTTGGGGCCATTTATCACAGTAAATGTTTTATTATTATCTGTCGTTGAGGTTGTTCCCTTGTCTACACGCGTCCATTTTGTTACAACTCCACTACCGGTTGCAGTTTCATAAAAATTAATAGTTCTGGGATCTACTGTATAAGGTAGTTCACACGATTGGGTTTCATAATCATAGTTTGTAAAGCTTGAAACCTGCGACCCAGAATATAATGTTATTGATTTACTTGTACTGATTGGAACGCTATTAATATTGAAAAAATATGTATCGGCACCATTTGTACTGGTTGCCAAGAAAGTAGCATAGTCTTCAAGCGTAGCACCACTGGCGTTTACAGTCCTCGTCGTACTCGCCCCCTGTATTGGTGAGACTAAAACCGAGGTATTTGCAGCTATTCCAAGAATACTCTGTAAAAGAGTGGTGGTAGTTGCAAAAGAATTTACATATCCAAATTGTGCATAAACACCGTTATAAGCGGTTGCCGTTGCTAAAATATTTACCAGCATGTTTGCCGTGCTGGCAGTATTATCAAAATCAATGTCTGCTAAATCCGGCTGTTGTTTAAAAAATTCAATAAGAGATGCTTTGATATCATCGAAGTCTAAAGAGGCGACGTCTAAATTTTGTATTTGGTATGTCATTAGAGTTCTACCTCTATAAAGGTACTTGCGTTGTTTTGACTATTTATTCCGTTATTAAGAGAATATACAATAAAAAATTGATATACTGTTTCGGATGCATACTGAAGAGTAACTTTTACATCATAAATCTGAGGAATGGATGCTTGAATGTAAGATGCCAGCGCAGCCTCCAGCCCACCCACATCATTTTGTCCAGAAAAAATATAAGAAAAGTAATCGGATCCAAAATTTAAATCCGCAACCAATTCACCTTTTTGAGTTTTGCAGACATTTTCAATATACTGAGAATATGCATTAAATCCACTTACCAAAGAAATATCTTTTTTTACCGCTTTGGTATTAATTTTTTCTAATAAAATGGAAAAATCTTTAAGCATTTATCAATATTTATAAGAAATTTATTAGGTAGATCCCCCCGAACTACCTGATGCTGAAGGGCTGCTTCCCAGGGGTAAAACTTGAGAAAGAGATAGAGCACTCTCATGTGTTCCGGAATTGTTGATAACATGCTTAATGCCTACAATGTAGTAGGCACCATTTAAATATGATCCAGCTTTTGGATAAAGGCTCGTGCCTGCAACGGAAACATTAACTACCTGGCCTACCTTTAATTTAAAATCACCGGCAACGGTAATATCTATTTTATTTGCATATTGCAATGAATCAACAAATTCTGTTCTTTTTACTGGTGTTTCGACAGGGGTATCCCAGAAAGATGCATCATTCAAACGCAATCGAATATAAGCATGATATAGAGCACCAACCTGGGGGCATACGCAACTATAAGATGCAGAAGGTGTACCCCATAAACAACCTAAAAATGATTTACCCAGAAATGGATCATTTTCAACCTTTATACATTCCTGTGAAGCATCATCAAAATAAAGACTTATAGGTTTAAAATTTAAAATTTCTTCAAATGAAGGTGGGTTGCCTTGTGGACCTTCCCATAAAGTATATCCCGAAGATCCTTCAGATCCACCACTTGCACCAGAACCACCGGAACCACCGGAACTACCAGAACTACCAGAGCTTCCGGAACTACCAGAAGATATAAACCCTATGGCGCTTGCTATCGTCCTAATATATGGAAATCTGGAAAAACAGTCATCAAGAGATCCTGGTATTGAGGTTACACCGCGTGTAATTGCTGCGTTTGCACATTCGTATGAACCTTTAGATGTTACTGGATAAAAGGCTTCCTGCCCTTCATTCGTACCGTAAGTTACAATTTGTTTTCCACTCGGTGCCATTTTAGCATTCTCCATCCAAAACGTTTTCTGCCCAGAAATAAACTACTTTATTATTACCATCTATTTGCTCTATACAGACTCTAGCAATATGATTTATATCAGCCGAAGAAGTAATATTACTAGACGCACTGGCCCCAATTGGCCTGTATTTAAAATTACCGGTGCTTGTTTTAACCCATCCAGGTGGTAGATAACCAGCAGAAAGTCCACGCTCATTTAAATTAATTGCCCAAGTTGCATCTTGTGTTTCACTAGATTTAATAGTAGGATCCAATTCCCAGAGTTCCAGCTGATGTACTTGATATGTATTACCTCCACTGGATCCGCTTGAACCACTAGATCCGCTAGATCCGCTAGATCCAACTAAAAATGAAGCACCACCAGAACCTACTGGTGTTATACCACCAGAAGATCCCGAACTTCCCGATGCACCGGACGATCCTGAAGAACCACAGTTACCGTTAAAATTAATTTTATTCCATTTATACCTATAAAATTTTGCCCCATTTGGTAAATAAGGCCCACTGGAACCACTCGTTCCACTTGATCCGCTGGTCCCGCTCGATCCACCTGTAGCACCGGTACTTCCGGTACTTCCTGTTGTTCCCGTGGTGTAGTATGCAGTATCTGGTTCATACCGCTGCAAAACTGCAAAGAAACAATCTTCTCTTTTTCCCATACAACATAAAGAATACATTATAAAATTTTGAGCTTCTATATTTCTTAATTGAGTCAACATATCTGTTGACCCAACAGAACCAGAAGCACCAGACTCACCATTTGACCCCCCACTTGATCCTCCACTTGATCCAGATGACCCAGATGAACCAGATCCCCCAGCATTTCCTTTGAAGACATCATATCTAATATCAATAATTTTTTGAAGTATTGTATCACTACCAGAAATTCCAGTTTCCGGATTTATAGTTCTTTCAAATGGATGATGTGGATGCACAGGAGTAAGATTAAACATATTTTTCCACATATCCGGACTATCAAGATATGGCATAAATCCATTTAATCCCATCAAATTCATACTTTTATACGCATTTGATGTTCCAAATTCATTACCAAGAAGACTGTTTATAGATATATCATTTGTAGGGGACGACAATTCATAATATCCCCAATTATTTTCTGGATATATGTAATTTCCTCCCGGTGGAGCTTGAGTTCCTCGGCCGGTTGTGGTAACCACATCAATATTATATTTTTGTCCATCATCTTGAAATTGAAATGATAGATCTTTTAAAGCTTGTTTGGCCTCAGCTGCGTCCGCTTCATTTATTGCATTGATCAATGCTTCGCCAGTTAAACCATCTGGAACGCTTTGGCGGTTTAATTTATCAACATATTTTGGTGTTTTTCTAATATAATAATAATTTTTAGAAACCCATTGAAATCCTGGATTGGTGGTCATCCAATAGATTTTACGATATTTTTTACTATCTGATGAAGATATTTTTTGTAATACATTGTCTCCATCATATATTGCAAAATTTCTATAATCAGCATTTATTGATGCAAAACTGGGATCCATTGCAGGATCAGATCTAAATGCTTTAAAGTTTACACCACCCCCAAATGATGTCCAAAACAAAAAGTTTGGCACATTTGTTTTTGGATCAATTGCACATGTTGTCAAGTAATTCATCAATTCGATAGCATTGTCGGATGGCATTTCATCGCCAAGATCAAATGGGTTTAGCGGTTTGTATAAAAAATAATTTTTAGCTGGATCAATATATCCTTGATTTGAACCACTGGCACCAAAAACCCAATTTTTCATCATACCTACAAAATCTGTAATTTGATAAACATTTGGTTTTTTGAATCCAAGCAATTCATTTAATGAATGACTAGAAAAATATTTGTAATAAGAATTTGTAAAGTGTACAGTTACCATTGTCTCTTCTGTATCAGAAGCAGCATTATTTTCGTAACTTACGCTAGTTATGTCTCCAAACCAAGTACTCCCATCAAAAAATTCTATAGTAATAGATGAAGACCCAGAACCACCAATATAAGTGACAACATCGTTTAGATCTACAAGAAGCAAAACACCTCTTGGAAATACTTCATTTACATTCTCTACAGTTTCTAAACGTTCAAATCTACAAATATTATTTTGTTTTAAAACGTCTATTCCACCTAAAAAAATAGATTTAATGGTTGAATATGCTGGATTAAAACGTGATTCTGTGTTGGCCATGATTAATTATATTTTGTAGTCACAAATGAAGATTGTATAAACCCAAGTTTACTTGGAACATATGCTTGAATTGTTTTGGAAATCGTATCAATATTTTGTTGTGCTGTTGTTGCTACTGTAGCTCCTGCTATTGGAGTAGATTCTGCCAACAGTTCATCTATAGTTATGTTGGATGATACGGCTTCCTTATAGATAACTTTAGCATCTTCAGGGTTTGTTATAAACTCAATTTTATTTCCCGCTTGCTTTTTGTTCTTGGCGTAAAACACTCCCTGCCAAGTATATGTTCCATCAGAATTTTTTTGTACAACAACTAACTGTTCCGGGCCAGTTGCAACTGATATAAATGGTGTAGCTGTGTTGTATTGTGTACCTATTGTCATATACCCATCGTAATATGATGAATTTTCAATTATGGCATATGCCCCACTTATATCATAATTTCCCGTATATCCGTAAAGATAGCATGCACCAGTATTCGAAGCATAAGGAAAAATTAAACTACCCTCGGTAAAGGCTGACCCGCCAGTAACATCTGTTGCGTTAGGAAATAGCAAAAAACTTATTTTATTCTGTTCTATTTCAGCAAAATCCGTAGCATTGTCGGCAAGTAAGTCAAAAGGATTAACAGTATTGTTGGCAGCTACAAATGCCCAAAAACTATTTGGGTCCTGATATACAGTTGCTGCGGCTTCTACCAGAGTTGTTTTGTTATCAATAGTTACAGTACCTTCTTCTATAAAAGCAGATTCTATATCCAAATAAGTAAAAAAATCTGATATAGTAAAAGAACCTATGGTAGAAGAAAAAGTTGTTTTAGGTAAATTAGTAAAAAATTTCATGATGATGGACCAAAATAGCGAGTAGATATTTCTGATTTAGAGATAATTGAATTAGATCTCGGATCATACGTTCCCGTTTCAAACTCTGTAAAAACTAAACCAAGCAAAGTTATAGAAGAAGCACCATTGGGTAAAAATCTTATTATAGGATCGGATTCATCATTCTTCTGAACCTTTACAGTTTCCAAAACACACACTAAAGGCTCACCAAGCCAGTTGGCTGTTAAATTGGATTCTCCACCGAAAGCCCTCGCATTTCCTTGAGTAACTTTTATTGCCCATAAATTTTGTGGATAACTTCTTTCTGGTAAACCAGAAGCTACTGTAGGATATGAGCTTTTTCTAAAAGTACCAACAATATTTTCTATTTGAATCGTTTCGGCTTCGTTTTTTGGTGTAAATGCATATTGGAAGAAATATTTTTTTCTTCCTTCTGATACCATTGTATATTCAGCAATGTTGCTGAATCTTCTATAAGTACTGGTTGCAAATGCGCGTTCCCAGTAAAATGTTGCTGGCTGCAATGATCTTTTTAATACATTTAAAGCGCCACCAAGTCCACCGCCTGCATTTGCAACACCAGCCCTACTCAATATTGGGCCTACGGGATTATTGTTGCTTTCGCCGTATTCATGTCCGATCAAATATCCGGGTTCCCTGGGCATTGGTAACGAAAGACGAGCAAATGCTCTATTTATTACACCCTCCCGGGTCCGTTCGTAGTTTCTCAAAGAATATTCGGCAGACCAAAAATTTAGCCACAATGGTTGTTCTGCGGCTGCTAGTCCATAAGGATATTGAAAGTTATACTTGGCCATTACTATTATTTAGATAAATTTTCTAAATATTCTTATGGCATACAAAACCGTTTTTAATCCAAAAAATCCTAAAAAGTATGCCGGGGATGTTTCAAAGATTGTATGTAGATCATTATGGGAACGAAATGTATGTACGTTTTGCGATGAACACCCAGAAGTAATAAAATGGTCTTCAGAAGAAATTGCCATCCCCTATATGAGTCCTATAGATCAAAAAGTTCATAACTATTTTCCAGATTTTTTAATACAGTTTAACGGAAAAGATGGTATCAAAACCTGGATGGTGGAAGTAAAGCCAAAGAAACAAACTTTTTTAAAGGAAAATGCATCTAAAAAAGAAAAATATACTTGGGTGATCAATAATGCTAAATGGCAAGCAGCCCAAGCATATTGCGAAAAAAACAAAATGGTTTTTAAAATCATAACAGAAAAAGATCTATTCAGCAATGCCAAACAATAATTCGATAATAGGAATCAAGGATTTTTTCAATAGACATAAAGGGTTACAGAGAACCAACAGATTTTCTTTATCTTTTATCAATTTGCCATCCGGTTTATTGCCGCTGTCCAACCAAGATGTAAATCCACTTTCAGTGACTATCGGAGCAAGAGCCATTGATACGGTTGCTGATGGTCTTGCTGGTTATGGAATCGGAAGAGTTATTCCAAGAAGCCAAAAATTTCCCCAGGGAGTTCTGTTGACATTTGCCGTAACAAATGACAACTTTATTCCACTATTCTTTGATTCCTGGTTTAATAAAATTTATTCTGGTGGAAGACAACGCGGAAACTTAAGTAGTGCGTTTGAACTTGGATATTATGATACTTTAGTAGCAAATACATCGATGAAAATTAGTTTATTGGATCCAAATGGAAATCCAAATACTACATATACCTTTTTTGAAATATTTCCACTCGAATGTTTGCCATTGGAACTAAGCATGTTTAAAGCAAACGAATATCTAACATATACAGTTTTGATGAATTTCAGAGATTTTACATATAAGCAGGGAGTTTGATTATGGATTTGTTGAATTCTTTAAAAGATTTGTTACCGACTTACGAGACTGTTTTACCTTTTTCAAAACAAAAAGTTACATTTACTCCATTTAAAGTAAAAGATGCAAAAAACATTTCCATACTTTTGCAGGAAAATAATAAAAAACTCGCATTAAATGCAATGGTGGAATTGATATCTTCAAATACAAAAGGAACAAATGTCTTAGATCTTTGTCTAGCAGATGCCGAGTTTTTATTTTTGCAAATAAGATCAAAAAGTGTTGACGAGCAATTAAATCTAATTGTGAATAAAGAAAGGGTGCAGGTATATATTCCCGATATAGCACACAGAAATAATGTATTTAATGAATCTATTCAAATCGGAAAAGATCTGCATATCCATATTGAGACCCCCACAATAAAAACTCTTTTAAAATTAAATTCTTTGGATAAAGAAGATGTACTTAAATCTTTGATAACCAAGGTAATAATAAAGGGAGAAATTTTTTATGTTAACAAATTTATCTCAGATGAAATAAAAACTTTGCTGGATAACCTTCCGCTGTCCATTATACCAAAACTAGAAGAAGCTTTAAAAAATCAGCCAGAACTTTATGTAAAATTGCAGACACAAGAAGGTGAAAGAGAGGTCTCTGGTTTATTGAGTTTTTTTACTTATCGGTAAAGTTTTTTGACTTAAAAGATTACTTTACCACAAACTTTACTTTAATAAATAATTTTAATTGGAATCTTTTTGATTTGGACAACATGATATGGTGGGAAAGAGAAATTTACGTAAAAATTTTAATTGAATACCAAGAAGAAAAGAAACAAAAAGAAATGTCACAAAATTCTGCTTTTACTGGACTTAATCTATGAACGACGACATATCAGTTGATGTATCTGCAGAGCAGCAATCGTTTTCTGCGGCGATAACCCCCTCGGGACTGGATATGTCTACTATTACTGCAGCACAGCAAACTGTTCAGCTTCCTCCAAGCATTTTAATAACACCAACAAACATTCAGGTAGATGCAGATACCGTTGCTGATATTTCAAAAGTTGCAGTTGATCTTGATGTAAAATTTGACGCAGAAGCAGCAATAAAAAGTTTAAATAGCCGTGTTCAAGATCTCTCGGATAACATGGAAAATACCGTAAATAGCATGCAAACAAAATGGATCCCAGATCCAAAAGCAGCACAAAGATTTGATGAAAGACCTACAACACAAACATCAAATTTGGTGTTTGATGCTAGATCAAATGAATTTACAAATTATCCAAGATGGGGATAAAAAAAGCCCCCTTGCGGGGGCTTTTCTCAATCATTCTCCATTTCGGAGAAGTACTTTAGAGGATCCTTTTCCTCTACGTCTTCCGACACCAGCGTCTCACTCACGTCGTCCTCAATGCTCTTGGACTCGTTGAACTGCGCACGGATATCGTCGCCAGTTGCCTTCTTAAGGCGCTCCTGAAGCTCCTGGTAGCTCTTGAACTGGCTCTTGTCAGTGAACTCCTTGAGGGAGTACTGCTTCTTCCAGAGCTCCTCTAGCTTCTTATCGTCCCCTCCGAACAGCGGGGCAGGAGATGCAAATTCGCTACGATCATAATTTACATAACCACCAACGTTGCGAATCTTGATCTTAAAATCAGCACCGGTCCAGAAGTTGAACGGATCAACCGCAACCTCATCCTGATACTCGGGGTGAGCGAGGCTCTGGATCTTCTGAAAGATCTTGGTGCCATACTGATAAAGGAAATTCTTACCCTTGTTTTCCGGATTAGCAGGGTCTTCAACAACCAAAATATTAGAGATGTAAGTCAACTTACGCTTACGATTGCGCGCAATGTTTTTATCATCCTCAATACCACTATTCCAAAGTTCTGTATTTGCCGCACACACCGGACACTTTTCACCGATGGTCGTGGGGCAGTTCTCGTAGAACCAACCACCCTTGCCCTTAAAGGTGTGGCTGTAGACTGCCACAAACGGGCTATCCTCGCCATCGATCTCCGGAAGGAACCGGATTACTGCATAGCCGTTACCGGCCTTGTCAATACCGGGCTTCCACATGCGCTCGTCCTTGTAGCTCTCTTTTGAGGTGAGCTTGTCAAGGCGCTCGGTGAGGGATGCGACTGAGTTTTTACTCTTCTTCTTAAAGTCTGAAAAATTTGCCATATGTTTCTTTCCCCGAGGAACTACCTCGGCCTATAAGTTACACTAATATATATCCGGGTTTTCATCAGTCAAGCGGAAGCTTCTTGATTTTGCCCTTTAGTAAATGCAATTCTTTGGCTTCCTGCTGAATTTTTTCAATTATAGGTTTGGTCAGAAGTTTACCGGATGCGGTAGGATCCAAACCCATTTCTTCGGTAAGTTCTAGTACAGAGTCCATAAAAGACATTTGCGTTTTTTTAACTCTTTCAATTACTTTATTTGAAAATTGTTCTTTGGCTTTATCATCGATATACATACTCTAGTTTACATCATAGATTGTCAAATTCAATAAATAAAAGAGTCTAAATATTCTTGAAGAAACTTTTAAAGGATAAACAATGCCAGGACCTCCCAGCCCACTTTATGGAGATGATTACGTAGTAATAAACAGCGGTGCAACATTTGCTGTTGGTGCAGACCCAGTTTTGGTAGGCGGTGGTTACACAACCTACATCCAATATTACAAACTGGGTTACGGTCCAACTGGCGCGTTTACCGCAGTCAGTGCTTCAAATCCATTCCCCGTTACTGTGGCAACCGGATTGACTGCCATCATTTCTGGTTTTACTGGCCCAATTCAAGTCCAAGGAGTTGTAGGTGGTCAGGCAGTAACTGTATCGGGAACAGTAACCGTACAAGGCGTTAGCTCTGCACCTGTATTTGTTCAAACTTCTCCCAACTGCTACGTTGAAGTAACTGGGGGAAGATACCTAAACAAACTTAATGATAATGTTTCTGTGTTTGGTCCAAACGGCTCAACTTGGATTTTTTCAAGCTTAGTTAATAGTTCTGGAACGGAAATCGGAAATTCTGCCAATCCGGTATTTGTTCAAATATCCGGTGCTACTATCAATGCCACCATCAATCCTACAGTTGGCGTAACTAACAGTTCTTCGACTCCACTGTTTATCTGCGGAACATCTGGTGCAACTGCAGTAAATGTTACTGTAGGAAATACTGTCGGTATCAACGATACCGCAATACTTGCATCGATGGCAGGAATCAGCAATCAACTAGGAACTTTAAACTCACAAATCCTAAGCATTGCTGGATCTGTACCGAGTACATTCACTACCAATAGAGTATCTGTTACCACAAGTGCTGCATTGATGGATTCTGGAACAGGTTTTACTTGCACCAATGGAATAAATCTCAAGGCAGCTGCCACAAATACAAACCTAATTTTCTTCGGAAATACAAGCGCAATTTCTTCTACAAATGCTTATGGCTTGGATCCCGGAGAAGAGATTTTCTTGAAACTAAACAACACCAAGTTAATTTATCTAATCGCCGGTAGCGGAACTCAATCTCTGTTCTACTCTGCATCATAAGTTAAAGTATGGCTTTAGACTCCCAATATACATTAAACAATGTTGCGTCCATGAGCAATTATGGACTCTATGTTACGGGAAATACTACTGATCCGGTTTTTTCCAAGGGTATAATAAATTCAAAACCAAATTTATTAATATCTGGATCGACTTTAACGATTGATTATTCACACGTGTATGATACATCTGATTCGCTTTTTTTAAAGAGAACCTTTGGTTCTCTTACTGCGGGCAATACATTTAATTTTGCCCTCAGCGAATACTATGATGAATTGAACAACCTAAACATTGATATAGGTGGAGGTTGTACGTTTTCATATACATTGAATGATTCAAAAATAATAGTAGCTACTAAAATCAGTGGGTTCACTGCGCAAAGCAATTACGATTATTATAGTAAAGATAATTTTATCGACACCCCATCATATACTTTCTATCCAGCAGGAAGTACAATAGGATATTATCTTGTAAACTCTCTTCCCAATTTATCTACTACTACGTTTAAAGAAATGGGTTTTTTAGGATCAGGATTTGCATTTGAAGATTATGTTGAAATTATTGGTGGGACAGCTGAAAACTATGGACGCATTCCCGTTTACGGAACACTTACATTAAAAGATAATCAAGAAATTTTATATTTTGAATCTGGTGGCACAGCTCAAAGCTTAATAGATTCGTTCACTCAAGTAAATCTATATCTAAGAGGTTATCCATCTCTTTTAATTGCTCCCGTAACAACAATTGTTCCCGGCATTTTGACTGTCACCGACGTAGCTACAAATAAACTTGTAAATTGCTTCGAAAATCAATCTCTCAATGAATACAATCTAAGAAAATACAGAATGCCAACTACACAGTTTGCAAGTTTTGTAAACTGTGAATCTTGTTTTGATTTAATTTATGGTGAGTCGGTTGGAACTGCTTTTTCTACAGTACTTACACCATTCAACAATCTAATATTCCTTCAAGTTTATTCGAATACTTATGTTATTACTACAACTGCAATAAATACAACTTTTAGTTATACAACTACACCCAACCCTGTTGTAATTCCAGATTCAATTACAACAGTTTTAAAAGTTGATTTAAGTCATCCAACTTTAGCAGGATATGATTTATTTGTTTACGGCGATCCAAGCCGTTTGGTAAGTGTGGGAACTAAGTATGCCCAGTTTGGAAAACCCGGATATAATGGTGCATATGCCATGTTGACTAATTACACTGTAAATTCTACTTTATATTGTACTTTAGTCGGACCAACTACGATATATTTTCAAATCAATACATAAAAAAACCCCCGCAACTTTGCGGGGGTTTTTGCAGAGTTCTTAGCGAACTCTGTTTCGCTGCACACGGTAGTATGAGCGACCGTTTCGGACAGTACGAACTACGGTGTAGTTCATGTTAAGACGACCAAATGCCTCACGAAGATCATGCATGGTAGCGCGCATATTGCTCACTTGAAAGCGCTTGCGAGCCTCACCAGCGGTGAGAGTGCTGCCAGAACGCATATAATCAAACACACGCTGAATCTTAGTCGGACGGTCAACAGTAGTAATTTCCATAAAATTTCCTTTCTTATAAGAAGTTGCTATAATATACTCAATAAATATTGCTTGTCAAGCAATTCGCTAAATAATACTGACTGAGGAGGTTCCTATGGCGAAGACCCACCATCAGTTTGTAAGATTTGTGAAACAACATCTTGCAGAATACGGAATGCGTCTGATTATTGGGCGCGGAAAGTATGTAAATACCGGGCATGGTAGATGTGAAGGTTATTTCAACGAAATTGAAAAGGTAATCCGCGTTGCCGGAGACAATCAATATTTTTTGCAAACTTTGGTGCATGAGTATGCCCACTTTTTGCAATATATAAACCAAGTTCAGGTCTATACAAAGTCCGATAAAGCCGGATTGATTGTAGAAAATTGGTTTAATGGAAGAGAATATGACAAAAAGACTCTTAAAAGAGCCTTTTTGCTTGTTAGAGCGATGGAAAGAGACTGTGAAAAACGCGCTTTAAAGTTAATTGACCAATTTAATCTTAAAATTGATAAAAAACTTTACGCAAAACGCGCAAATTGCTACATTTACACGCATTTTTTGATGGAAAAAACTAGAAAATACGGAACTTATAGAAAAAGTCCATATTTTAGCAAATATGTTCTCAAAATTATGCCATCCAATATGGCAGTTTTGAGTCACAGATCTATTCCACCAAAAATTTACTCAATGCTTGAGTCGTTTACTCTTTGAGATTTTAGGTATTGTGATATAAATTTGGTAAAATCTTCGTTTCCATAAGGCCAACGGTCGTCTTTTTCCATAAATTCATAATGAACTAACGCATCAATATACTCTTCTAGCATTTTTAGAGTTACATCATCAACATTCCATTTTATTTCAGTATCTGTTTCTATGGAAGGTTTTTCCGCTGCCTTGTGTTCAGCAACTGCAAGATCAGCAATCTTTGCAATGTTTCCAAGAATTTCCATAGACTTGGCGCATTGATAAAAAAGATCCTTTTTGACAGGATCTTCTTCTTTGCGAGCCAAGTTCCGAATTTCGTAAACTAGCTCCGGGATTTTCATTTTAGTAACTCCTTAACTTAGTGTTAGGAGATACTTGGTTTGTTGAATCAGACCAAGCATCTCATCACGTATATTTAACAGTGCTGTTTGATCTGGTTTGATTTCTTTTGGCAATTCATTTTTTAAATAATCCTCAAATGAATCCAATACTGAATTGATTCCAATTTTAAAAGGACCATTTAATTTAAGTTCAGGAAAATCTTTAAGTTCTTGTTTTCCCTTTATACCCATATAAGTTTCTGCAAATGTATCAAGCAAAACATCTATGCCTTCATATGCTTTACCTAAAGCCACATGTGCAGAGTATGATTGGGTACCCCAGTGATGGAGGCGAATTTCATTATTAAAATTTAATATTTTTTGAATGCAGGTCATGGTAAATTATTTATCTTTATGGGCTTGTGAAAATATTATAAAGTCGGTGGGGGTGTCTTCTGGATTTTTTAAGGCTCTTGCTTTTGCTTTTTTATATTCCACATCAGTCAATAAAAGAGGAGTGACTTCTCCGGAGGAATCTACATGTGCCACAAAATAATAACTAAAATCTTCATTTGGTTTTCTATTCTTATTTTTAATGCGTTTAGTTACTTTTTTCTTCATTTGTTTCTTCTTTCTTAAACAAGTTTCCTATGGAAGTAACTGCGCCCTTTACCGAATCTATAGCATCGGAAGTATTAAAACCCGTTCCCTGCTCTTTTCCAAATTTTTTGAGTGGGCATTCTAAATTGGGCATCCACAATTTAGCCGATAGGGCTGCTCTAGAGTTTTTGGCACTGCAACCACAGCTTCTACACCAACCAATTTCTTCTTTATCTGGACTGGGGTTATGTCTGCGATCACACCCCATACATTCCGCTTTTCTTTTATTATATACTTCTTGAGATACCTTCCCGCCAACCATTTGAGACAATTCTGCATTAGAATAAGATACTGCTTTATCTGCAAAAGATTGTTTTTTAAGACGTTCTGCCTGAAGTTGGTCAAACTTTTCTTTATTAAAATAATTTAATTGAGGTAATGATTCTTTCAATTCCTCGATTGGATTACTAAAAGTTTTTTTACTTACTGAAGTAAAAATTGCTTTTCTCTGCTGGCAGTTACTACAGTCTCTTATAGATACTTTTGTATTTTTTAATTTACAAAATGCTTTGCAGTCTTCTCTATCTTTAAAAGTCCAATATTCACAGTTTAATTGCTGCGTTACCTGAGATTTGTCTTTGTCACACTGAACAAATTGTTGTAGAGATAAATTCATAAATTAATACAATCCCTTTGGTGTTATAATAACATGTGATCTGTTTGCTGGCAAAGAACCTCTTAGAGGATTTGGTTCATAGGTTGTATTCCAATCAGCCATATCTTGTGTAGGTTCAAATTTTTGAAAATTAATTCTATATTTTGAATTTAAGTTTGAATATATCTTATTCAGTCCACATTTCATTTGAGCATAATTTAATATATTTCCATAACCGGCAGCTTGAATATCACAGTTTGGTCTAGTCCAAGCATAATCGCAATCACAACCACAGCTAAATCCAGCTAAATTTTCCGGACAAGAGACAGAGTCTGTACAACTCCAACTCAATGTCGCCATGAAATTTGGATCTATTGGTTTTCCTTGAGTTCTTTCTCTGCAAAGATATTTTCTCCAAGAAAAATATGAATTTCTTGGGAACCCTATACTGAACGAACTTGCTACTCCTTCACAGTAATCACATTTTTCTACTGGAAGCCCATTTTCGTCTATGGTGGTATATCTACATCCACCGGATTGTGTTTGTGATGTTGGGCATTCGCATGTTGCTGCACATTCTTTTCTTCCAATGAAAGATCTCGTACTAACTTGACCATCATTGCTAAAGTAGAATCTATCAGAATCAATTCCAAAATAACCCGGATTAAAGAAGGGATCTCTATCCAAGTCATAACAATATTGATAAAAATTACCATTCCATACATATGGGTCACATTCATAATGATAATCAGCATCACTCAATCCATTTTGCCTATTAACATTTTCACCACATCTATAATATGGGAAAAGATATGGGCCAATTGTTTCTGGATTTGCATCATTGCCCTCTGGGGGATTTGGATTTTGTTCACATGGACAGCGATCAATATCAACGAATCCAGTAAAGTTTCCAGGTGTATATCCTGATATACCTGGTGGTCCCGATCCTCCGTCCCAAGTTATACCAGGAACAAACACTTCTCTTGCTCCGCATGTATCGCATGCAATTTTACAGTTTCCTATGGGTGCCAATGATGGCCACTGATCAATATACATATATCCAAATTTATCAACACCTCTAACTGGATCTTGAACACTTTGTGAGCCAGATGCATCTTGTTTTGGACAGTTTCCTGCACCAGACCATCTACAAGTCCAACTTCCGTATAAGAAACTATAATATCCCCAAATTTCTTCCAACAATTCATTTGTTAACGGATCAACCCAATTTTGATAAGAAAGTTGAATTGCGCTAGGGCTTACTTCCACTGAATTATAAACATTTCGGTACCGCATAGAACCAACTGACCCAAGAGCTCCTGCGGCCCATGGTAAATCGGCAACGGCTCCATTATATCGAAGCCCGTGTTTTGCTAAAATTACTGCAGCATTTGCTGCAGCTGGATAATCTGGTTTTATAATACCATATGGCTGTGGTATTGTACCATCAGCACCAAAAAAACAAGCATTCAAACATGCTGGAAGATTTGGACATGCACTCGGCCATGCTCCAAATTGAGGGGTGTAAATTGAATTTGATCTGGATACAGAAGGTCCATTTATAACATAAACCTGACCTCCAGCCAAAGAATTTGTATTAGATGTATTGGATGATCGGCTTCCATGCTTTGAACTACAAAAAATTGGAGTAGTTGCTGGATTTTGCAGACAAAGTAAACAACCGGTCTCATCTGTTTCTAAAATACTTTGCAGATATATTGGACCACGCTCAGAAAAAGAAATTCTTGCTCCAGTATTTGTGCTTGGTGAAAAACTTCCGGGCGAAAATGGACCATCGATAAATGACTGCCAACAAGTTAATTCCGGTCTTTCATCTGTGACTAAACCAAAATCATCAGTAAATAAGTGTGGATCGCAAGCTTCTTCTCTTGGAATTAAATTTCCATCTTCATCTAAAGTATATCCAGACGGGCAATCACATCCCATGCTAACAAATTGAACTTCTTCTACTTTTTGTTCAACTGTAACTCTAAAATTTGTTTTATTTGGTTTTGTAAAATTAAAAGTTTTTACTAAATTTTCTACTTTTACATTCCAGTCTCTAAAAACTCTCCAAACCTTACCTTGATTTATGTCACTGTGATCTAAAGTAAATAAAACTCTGAGAGCTCCTGTGGGAGTTTTGTTAATCCAAACACCATCATCTTCGACTCCATTGGACCAAATATAACCCGCATCTTCTAATGCAAATATTTCATCTGGTGCTTCTAAGTCCATCCCAAAAGACCATTCACCAAAACTATAATTTTGTGTTCCAGGAGTTCTAGGTTCACAAAAATCATCAAACCTATTTGGAACTATTACATGCAAACTAATTCTTTTTGATTGTTCGGATACCTCAACTGCATCTCCACCTGTTACTCCAGGATTATATCCAGTCCATCCAGCCGGATAAGAATACAAATCCCATTCTGGTGTGGTATATCTGTTGAGGGGGGATATCCATCCAAAAAATTTAGAATTTTCTGCATCACTTCCGTAATTTGACATCTTTGGACAAACCGCTGGGCAATCTTCCCATCCGTATGGAGTACCTTCTGTAATATCTAATTGATTGCATAACTGATCGCGGTTATGATATGGTATCGATGAACAGCAATTTGGATCATCAAAAGCATTACAAGAACCGTTCTGATAAGTGCAATCAAGTATATAATCTTCAATCACTCCACCATTTTGACTCACGGAACCAACAAAATCATTAAAAGCAGCAGTGCCTCCGGTATCATATGCTTTTTGTGCTTTCAATACATCTGCCGCAGTATATTGAATACCATTTGAATCATAGCAAAATTCTGATAACTCATCTACATCAAGTTTTCTTTGAAATCTATAAGGCCACGGACCACGTGGCATTTTTGCAAAATCCCTAAAACATGGTAGGGGGTTTCCATCATCATCGTATGCAGTAAAAAAAGAATTGCAACTGGAGCGGAGTGCCCATTCTGCTGAATCATTTACATTATATGATTTGCAGGCGTCTGGATGCGGTCTTAAATTTAACCCAGGGCCGTATTCTGATATATTAACAATAGTTTGATATGATCCGTTTACTTCTTTTTCAATTTTTAATTTAAACGTAAATCGTAAAAATTCTTCATTGCTTGAAATAGATATATTTCCAACTTGTGGTTGATCTCCACTTGTAGATCCACTGGATCCAAAGTTCATATTTACCATATTTATTCCATTAAACCAACATGGTTGTATGTCTCCGTATACAAATGCATTTCCCCAAAATCTTGAAGTAGTGGAAAGATCATATGGGTTACTTCGGAATGTTGGAAACCGTAATAATGGATTATCTGGTGAGTTTACCAAACCACCTTCTCTGACTTCTCCACCATCATCACAGCACCCTGCACCACAGCTATCGTCACCGGGACATGGATCGCATCCAATGAATGTAGGAACACTCATTGGGTGCCCTACACTTGGCAGTTCTGTAGTAAGAGTACCAAAAGAATTCCAATTTGGTTGTGCATCTTGTTGCACAAACGGATTTAATGGATCAAAACTAAAACGATCTATTCTGTAGTGGTCGTGATCACACCATTGACACGGTTCGCAGCAACAAGTACGTTTTGGCATATAATACCCTACGGTATATTTATAGCAAATTTATGCCACTATCGTTTGTATAATAAATTTTATGAAATGCTTCTTCACACCACTTGGCACAAACTGGACATGGCTTTGAGTTTCTAAACTCACCAAATCGATTGAACCTAAAGTTCAAAAGAATCAATTTTTCACCGCGCATGTTCTTGGGCACTTTTCTCCAAGCATCCAACTCAGAATGCATTTCGGCACATCGGTATCCCAAACGAAAAGAATCGGGGTGGGTCTTAAAAATATTTTGACCCACCGCGATTATCTTTCGTTTATGGATGACCAGCGATATGTGCTTCTTCTGCCTTTCCATTGCCATCGACAGAGGCTTGGCAATGGGAACAAAATTTTTAATCACATGCTGGATATTCATATTACGTCGTCAGCTTCAGCCTGCTCAGGGGATCAACGCCCTGAGAGGGGGCCACAATGCCCTTGTTAAGGCTAGCATCATACTGACTCTTGAGCTCTTCAAGAGGCTCAACAGTAAATGCAACAAATGACTTAGCAACTTCAACGCCCTTTGACGCCTTTGTGTACATCATCCAAGGCATCAAACCAATCTGGCCCTGACCGACTGGAACAAGAATTGCAGCGTCCTTGAGGATATAAGATGTGTCCTTTTCCTCAAAGCGTGCGAGAATTTCTTCACCGGAGTTTAGTCTAAATACTTTTACGTTCATTGTGAATCCTTTTTAAATGGTAAGAGCAAGTATAATCTCAATTTTTCTAATAGCAAGCATCATTTCCATGAAATCATTCAAAACATTTTTACTAGAGCAAAATACTAATGATTATACTACTGCCCTATATAGGGCTCTTATCAGCGCCGAACATCGAGGTGTTGTTAAAGATCCTACAAAATTTGATAAAAAACTTTATATAAGAACAAAATCCAAACCAAAGGATGATGTATCTACTGCATATGGTCCTGGCCAAATCACGGGGACCACGATAGAAGATGCACGCAAACGGCGTCCTGAAAATTTTTCTAAAGACGATACTGAATTTTTAAATGCCTTTGTTGAACAGGGCAAAAAAATGAAAGCTGCCAAGCCCGATGATAAAATCTATGGTTATGGGTGTGAAGGTGATTTGTGTGATGAAAAATATCATCAACCATATGAGCGCGCTGCAATAGGAGTTTTGAAAACAAAAATGCAAGACGCTAAAATTGACCCAACGCAAGAATTGACCCCCGACAATTTAACTAAAACAATACGTAGATGGCGTGGAGCTCCAGAAAATGATGAGACAACAAAATCTGGTAAAGTAATAAAAGGTGATCCCGAATATTATAAAATTGTTAGAGACAAATATGAAAAATATCTTGCTTCAAATAATTCACCAAAAACTCCAACACCGGAACCGGTAACACCAGAACCAAAACAGCAGCCAAATACAAATACGGAAACTGCACCTCCAAGCAATGAATATACAATTGCGCCCGGAGATACATTCTGGGAACTTGGTGGTGGTACACCAGCGGGTGTAAAAAAACTCCAAGACTTAAATCCTGGAGTTAACCCGAATAAAATTAAACCGGGCCAAAAAATTAAAAGAGGTTAAAAAGGTAGAGACTCCTCAACAATCTCAGCAGTCTTCGAAACCCACCACTCCGGTTCCTCCGAGTAATTCCAAGCAGCAAACCTGGACTTCTCGTTAAGATAATAACTGCGATAAGCAACAATGGCATTCTCATGCTGGTACTGCTCGGGCATAGCCTGTGCAAACTTAGTAAGTTTTGCCTTAGTAATGTTGACCGGAGGATCATATAGTTCATCAAGAAGCATGGACTCCATTTTATGCACCTTGCCATAACGGCGAGTGTACTCCTTGCAAAGAGCATAAGCATGCCGCCACAGCCACAAGTAATTTGCACGGGTCTCACGTGCCCAGACGGTGCAGGGATGATTGATCATCGTAGCCTTGCAGATGTTCTTCTTGGTGCAGATATATGACTTAAACTTGCGCTTGCCGGTATTGACAACAAGTTCGTCACCGTCAAGAACATGGTGAGCAGTTGAAAGCAACTGGCAAGATTCAACAATCATCTTGACAACATGCTTGTCGCACATCATACGGGCGGAAGTAGCAGCGTCATTGTCGAGGACAAAGATGTTCATAGGGTGGTTATTATAGTACATCATGCTCCGGTGTCAAGATAAAAAGAAACAACTCCCAAACAATCTGGGAGTTGTCGGACCAAAGATACGATCTTTGGTGGGGTTAAAGTTATTTATATTTCGTGATTTTCAAATACGTTGTTTATGGTTCGGTTTACCTTGATCAGCGAACCGCGCTCATATAGTTGAGGCAAATTAAAAGCCCCGACATAAGAGCAAGCCGAGCGCAAACCACCAAGAATTTCCTGTATCGTGTGTTGTACGGGTCCACGGTATGGTACTTCAACTGTTCTTCCTTCCGATGCTCTGTAATCGGAAAGTCCGCCATTGTACTTTTCATTTGCAGTTTTGCTGCTCATTCCGTAGTGCAACATTCGGAGCTCTCCATGCTCACCATGTCTAATTTCACCACCGCACTCATCATGACCGGCAAATACACCACCTGCCATAACAAAGGCAGCACCAGCCACGAATGCTTTTGCAAAATCTCCAGGATGTACTATTCCGCCGTCAGCAACGATCCCAATACCTAACGCTTCGGCTGTTTCCACACACTCTAGCACCGCTGAGAGCTGGGGATACCCGACTCCCGCCACTCGCCGGGTCAGACACATCGACCCCGATCCGATTCCCACCTTTACCATATCGGCGCCAGCCTCCGACAACGCCACGACCCCCTCGTGGGTTACGACATTCCCTGCAATCAAAATTGACTTCGGCCATTTTTCTCTCACTTTCTTTGTAAATTTATGAAACTCGGTCATGTAGCCATTAGCCACATCTACACAAACAAACGTTGGATCTTTTATTTCTGAACTGTCAACAAACAACTTGCTATCGGCATCCAGACCAAGAGTCAAAGAAACATATTTTTCTTTCTCTGGGTGTGCGCTGACAAAATTGGAATAGTAATCCCCGCCTTTCTTTAGGCAGGTTATGATCTTGAATTCAGATAGAGCGAGTGCCATCTTGTGGGTTCCGACCGTTGACATGTTTGCTGCCATTACGGGAACGCCGCTCCAATACGAACCACAATTAAATGTGGTACCAACCTCAAGGTTTACGTCTTTGCGTGATTTTACATCACTGAGGTTTGGCTTAATAAGAACGTCGGAGTAATCGAACTTTGGCTCGTAGTTTTCAATCATGGCCAAATATAATAACACACCACCAAAGTCCGTCAAGATTTATTTTGATTCTTCTATTCGCTTTATGGCATCTCTGAGGGCAAGCATTTTTTGAGCTAGTTCTTTAGACGTAATCTTGTCCCGAAGATAGTCTTCATATTTTGAAAGTATAATTTTCGCTTCTCTGAAGAGTAACGCATGAAGATGATCAAGGCGTTTGGGATCATTTTCTGCCATCAGATATATTTATTCTACGCCAGTGGTATCGTCTCTAACGAAACGAAATACCTTACTCATATAGAAGGATTTCCAACCACCTTCTATTATATCCCAAGCACCGATTCTATCTCCTCGCATTGGACTGAAAAATCCCAATCGGTTATTTGTTTGAGTTGATGGCATAAATCCAGCTTGAAGAGTACAAGTCAATTTTCTTGTTGAGCCATCCATTTTTGTGAACCATACGCTACAAACACCGGAAAGATTTTCCAAAATTACCTCTTGTGCCGACAAATGGTCTGTTTTATATGCAGCATCTTTTTTGATTATAGTTGCATCCATGATGTAATGTATACCGGGGTCAAAAACTTCAATCGCCTGATTTAATTTGTTTTGTGTCAAAAAATTTTGATAAGAACCATATGTTTTAGCAATAAATGCCTGATACATACGATCTTCCTGTTCAAGCGTATCATAAGTTTCTTGTTGTATTTTTGAACCTCTGTATTGGCTTATGCTTTTTGCTACAGAGATACCACCATAAGGATTATTCAATTCCTGAGTAATTTGTTCCGAAAATTTTTGTTCGTCTTTTTTACTCATACTTGAAATATTGCTACGTTTTTGTCGATGTGTAGATTTTTAATCCTAAAGTCTTTTTTATTCAGACCCATTAATATTGTTTTAAATAATTCGAGTGGAACCGTAATATAAATTTTTGCAAAAGGTTCTCTTTGTTTTTTGCTAATCTTATCGAATAAATCTATCAATATATTTTTTTCTAACTTTTTTTCCATTGATACTACAAAATTTGTAGTCGATAAATTAGATTTTTCAATAATCATAAAATTATTTATTTGCCTATCAAAAGTACTGAGATACACTCACAGAAATTTTAATTCTATTAGGTAACTAAAGTTTATCTAAAGTAAACTTAAAACAAACCACAAAAGAGTATCTATAGTACCTTTAAGAACCAATTATCTAAAGGTATCTTTATGTGGCTTAAAGCCACTTAAAAGATTATCTCTAAGTCCTTTTGCCGGAGCCATGTGCTGTGGAACGTGGCTCGGAATGTAATGAGAATTTTCTTGCAAATTTGCCAAAGGACTTGGTCTATTCTTATATTTTTGGTGAACCTGACGAATTGCATCTTCCAAGGACAATTTTGATTTTCTATTATGCATAAAAATATTTATAAATAATTTTATGAATTATATTGCCTCGTTATACAAAACACGTTGCCAAAAACTGGCCGAAGAAATTGAGATTATTAAAAACAAAATTAATATTCTTGAAGCAGAAAAAAGGGAATACGACGCTGCTGGATCTCCCCTTCTAGTTTCTACCAGAGTTCCTACAAGTAAAAAGTTGACATATGATCCGCACAATCTCATCGGTTCGGATAGGCTTGTGGTTGGTATGGATGCTATGGAACCAGAGCATGTTGAAAGACTCGCAACAACCCTGAGGCAGTATCCCATTTCGGGACCGAATCCGTCTTCAGATCCATTTAAACTAATTGCAGATGTCAAGGGCAGAGTACAAAGAAATATCGAATATGGATTGGATAGAGCAGAGTCTTTACCAGAGCTTGCTGCAAGAAGTGCACAATGGTATGTCGGTGCCAACAAAATTTCTAATCGTTTTGGTAAAAGATTTGGTCACCCTGAACATGTGGCTGCAGGTGTTCTAGCTGCACTCTCACCACAAAAAGATTGGTATCAAAACACATCTTTGGGTGAACGTGTAATGAAAATTCACAAAGAACATTCTAATGCTGGATGGTCACCTGAAATGGATGCTGCCGCAAAAAGATTCTTTGATGAGACAAATCCAAAACATGCTGCTGGTTATGCAGCAATCAAAGGAAAAACACTTTCACAAATACAAGATCCAATACACGCAGCAATGTGGATCCGTGCTTATGATGAAGGCCATCATCCAAGACATTTTAGAACTGTTACACCAGAAGGTGATTTTGGCGAACATATGTTAACTGCAAAAAATGAAAGAGCAACAGCTGCATGGGGTTCTTTCAATGAAATTGGAAATGCTGTAAAAATTATTCGTTCTCAAGGAAACATGAACGTAATAAGCAGAGCTCTCGGCAACCAACACAAAGTAAGAAGTTTTTATAATAACATCCTTCAACCAAACAATCCAGATAGACCAGACGTTACCATCGACACTCATGCAATCGGTTCTGGATTAGCCAATCCCGCATTGGCAGGTTCGAGTGAAGAGGTATCACTTGGACTTGGAGGATCACCGAGATCTGCAATGACAGGAATAGGTGGTTCATATCCTCTATTAAAGGATGTAGTTACTAAAGTTGGTCAAGAAAGAAATATAATTCCAAGCGCAGTACAGAGTATCATATGGGACGAAAAGAGAGCTGCCGTACCACCAAAAGGAAAAGGTGTAAAAGATCGAAAGCAAGCCGTTGCCAAAGCTTGGGACGCATTTAAAGCCGGTGCTTTGTCAGATAAAGATGTTTTAGACATTTACGGATCAACATTCCCAGAAGGCCAACTCCCAACTTGGGCAAATACAAAAACACAAGGTGCAGTAAGCACTTTCGAATCAGTATCTCACAAAATAAAGAAATTAGTTAAATACCTAAAAGGATAATCATGGACTACCTAACAAACTATTACAAAAATCAAGCAGAACAGTTACAAGAACAATTAAATCTTTTGCAAAGCAAATTGAAGTCTTTGCAAGAAGATGTTTTCAATCCTTCGTGGGGCGGTCCTGGTATTCCTGATACCGAAGCAGGTACAATTGAACTAGAAAATATGGCCAGACAAAAGAAAAGAACATCTTTGTTTGGTCCAGTAAAGCAATCCAAGGAATGGGAAGAATTAAACGCCGAGATCGAAAGACGACGCGGTAGAGGTAGATCTAAACCGGCTCCAGAACCAGCCCCCGCACCAGAACCAGAAGCAGTTCTGGCCAGATGGCCAGAACCGGCTTATGAACCGGAAACAAGAAAACCTTCTCCAGAAGAATTCAATGCTGAAGCTCCTGGACACCAGGAAGCAGGAGAAGCAGATTTTGATGAAGGTGGTGACTATACTTCTTCCGGCGGTTACGCTCAGAGCCCAACTTCATGGGCAAATCGGTATCCCGGTAAGTATCCAGCACCACAAAAACCCAAATCAAACAAACCTTCTCGTCCAGAATTTAATTATGAAGTTCTTGGACACCAGGAAGCAGGAGAAGTAGATTATGACGAGGGTGGTGACTATACTTCTTCCGGTGGTTATGTTCAAAGCCCAACTTTCTGGGCAAATCGGTATCCCGGTAAGTATACTACACCACAGCAACCAAAAGCAGTAGCACCCGCTGCTGTTCGAGGCGAATCTGAAATGCCAGAACAAACGGGTGGTGCCGACCAACCAGACTGGGTTCTTCGTTGGGCCAAAAAGCTAGGCGATACCCCCGAAAAGATCGAGGGTATGCGTCAACAGGCAGTGAGACAGATAAGATCAGAAAAATAAAAATATTATTTGATTTATTGGTTGTTACAAGTTATAATTATTTGAATGAATTTGTTTGAAGTACTAATTCAAGAAACCAAAAAAGACAATCGCCGCCCCTATATTCTGGGAAGCGGCGATTGTCGCAATTATAAAGAGATTATAAGAAAAAGAATACAGAATCAAAGATCTAATGTAGAAGCACAAAATTTAGTAAATGAATTAAAATGCACAATAGGATGCGAAGACTGTGGATGGAACGAAATACCTTCAATACTGGACTTCCACCATATAAAAAAAGATCCTAAAAACAGAAAATTATCTAAATGCAACAGTCTGAGACAAGTGGTAAGAGAACTGCCCAAAGGGGTGTTTTTATGCAGAAACTGCCACGCAAAAAGACACTATGACCCAAATTCCAAAAGGGTTCGTTATAATAAAGATGAATTTAGATAAATAATTTTATGCAATCATTTAAACAATTTTTATTGAACGAGGCACCACTCTCTCCAGCCACTCAAAATGAAACAAAGGCTCTTCTTGCGCAAATGGCTAAAATGGATGCCGACAAGGCTGCTAGACAAAATAAAGTCAATCCATCAACTGGACGCAGTTACATGGATACTGCGAACCAGGCAACCCAGGCAAGCCTAGACAGAGAGCGTTCAAGAGAAAATTTTGATGAATTGGCAAAGACAATGCCAAATCAAGCAGCTCGCGCAAGATTCAACACGCAATCCGCCGCAAGAAGCGCCGCACCCGGTGGAATGAATGCTAATAGCGATATGGCATCCTTCGGTGCTCTTTCGCAAGAAGATCAAAACAGAGTCGCATCAACACAGAGCACCGCAAGATTGCAATCAATGCGCCAAGCCCAGTACAGCACGTCTTCGCAAAATGTTGCTCAAGGTCGTGCTGGTCAGGCAATGGGTGGAAACAGAGCCTCCGGAATAAATGCGATCAACGCAGAATTAGAAGACAGAAGAACCAATGCAATGGGCGGAAAAGATGCTGCCGCAAGTTATGCAAGAACATGGCAAGAAGATCCAACCAGCCTGAGAACTCAGCAAAGCATGGCAGTCAGAACTCCAAGAGAAAGACTCGCCATGATGGATGCCATGAAAGAAGAAGGCTTGAGACAAATCCGTGAAAAGGGCAAACTGGATCCAAAGCACGTAGAAATGGTAAATCAATTCGGTAAGTCTGCACCAAAGGAAACTGAAACTTCAGCTGCATTTGGAAGAGCCTCAAGAGAACCTATTGGAGGTTCTAAACCAGCACCCACAACCACTACGGCTTCTCAAAGTTCTTCGACTGCTCCAGCACCTCAAAGTTCCTCAACCACTCCAGCACCAAAGAAAACCTATGCGGAGATCAAGAGAGAGCAACAGGCAAGAATGACTCAGTCTGCATTACGTGGCGGAAGCAGATTCGCCTGATTTCATTCAGTAATTTGAATAAATTTTTCGGGCCTCGCAAAGGCCCGATTTTTTATTTTTCGGGTTTGTGAATCAAAACCCACGAATCCTTGTCCCGAGTCTCCCCGTAGACATGCTTTTCGTGCTCCGGATCATCTGGATTGTAATCCGGAATATTCGTCACCACCCCGGGAATGTCCCAGCCACTCGCATGCCTGTTGACCGCACTAACCGTCCCCTGTCTTGCAATATTCCTCCAGATATTCCGACCTCCCGGAGACTGAGTCTTGTCGCTCACAATCGGAAGATCCAGATGCCGTGCTGCCAGCTCATACACCCTGCTCGGAAGGTTATCAACGAAAGAAATGTCACCCCTGTGCTCGAATCTGGGAGCTGCGCCGGTTGTCAAGTACTTCCCTACGAATTTCTTTCCGATGTGTCGGAAGTCTCCGGGCTCAAGTTCCTTGAATGGCACAAATCCGACAGGCTTTCCTTCATGGTGAACAACGAACGCATGGTGGACCGTGGTATTTTCTTTTCTGCCCTTTCCGTACCCTACACCCGGCAGAACTTCCGTTCTCTTACTATGGAAGACCTCATAAGGACCGATTTCCCCGGCCTTCGAGAACTCGGTAGCAGTCTTCGGGTCCGAGTGCAGCTGACTCAATTTTTCTAAATTTTGTCTGAAGTCCCAATCCGAGTTTGCTATCAGCAAAGGTTCGAGCATTGGAAAGTCTTCCGAGATATACTGAATGAATCTTTTCACAAAGATATTTATTATAAATATTTTCATGAATTACTTAACAAATTATTACAAAAATTTATGTGAACAACTTCAAGAGAGATTGAATATTCTTGAAAATAAATTCGACAGAAAAGCAGAGATGGCAGCCGACCGGGTGTGGAACAGCAGAAAGCCTTTGTCACAAATGACCGCAGAAGAGGCGTACCAGCACGGTCAAGATCACGCCCTTACTCCGGGTGTGACTCCTCATCCGGATATGTTTAAGAATCCTTATTTTTATGCGGGATTCCACGATACGCTACATCCAAAGATGGAAGAGTAACCATAAAATAACGTAAAAATTTTACAGTAAACTTTCTGGGCTCCAAACGGGCCCAGAATTTTTTTTGGCATATGGCGTGTTTTGCCTTCAAGGGGCTCCAGACCTAAAGGAGGCTCTGGGACCCTAAACCAACCAAAGAATCGCTCTCCGTCAATCGTAGGGCTCTACAGAAGGGTTTTGGAGGGCTCCGGGTCCCGAAAATTTTTAAGGGCATATGGTGTTTTTAAAAAATTTTATAAATATTCTCATGCACTACCTGACAAATTATTATAAAAATCTATCTGAACAACTTCAAGAGAAAGTAAATTATCTTGAAAAATTATTAAATGAAAGTGAACCCAATCCACGCGAAAAATCCTGGTATAGACACTATGATATTGTAGACTCAATTATTAGACATCATGTTTTTGGGTCCAAATACAAACCAGTCACAAAGGATATAACTGCAGTACAAGATGTAACTGCAAAAACTATAAAAAATATTCTGGACAAACATCCAGAGGCTCCATTCAGAAATCCGGGCCCAGCAATCCAAGCGATTCGCCAACATGTAATTGATGGAAGCGATGAGGTTTCAGATAGAGTGATGAACAGAGAAGGAAAAAATATCCGAAACATTGTGGATAGGGGAGAGTATAAAGATGTACTCCAAAAAACTGCAGAAGATTACTCAGCAGAGCTTGAAGATAAAGTTAACAACCACATAGGCGTAATGAAAGACGAATAAAAATTTAAATAAACTTTCTGGGCCTATCAGGGGCCCAGAATTTTTTTTTGGCATATAGTGTTTTCAAAAAATAAGGGTCCCAAAAGGGACCCAAATTTTTTAGTTAAATTTTAAAATCTTACTTAACTGCAGGAGCTTCTACAGAAGCCTTCTCTGCGTGTTTAACGCCACCGTGTGGGCCTTTGTGGGCTGGACCGTGCTTGTGGGTCAAACCAACGACCAGAGCCAATACAGCGATTCCAAAAACGATCCATTCAAACTTAGTGAGCTTACTCAAAGCATTTTTAATTTTTGTAATCATATAAGTTTCCTTTGAGGTATTTAGGACTCCGGGGGCCCAAAAAATTTTTAAGGCATATGAGGTATTTGAAAAAATTTGAGAATTTTTGAGAGAATTGAGGGGGTGGGGAGCTAGCCGTCAAGGGACCCGCATAAAAATATGGGACCCAAATTACTGTTTGGACATTGACAAAGGGGGTACCAAGAATATTTTACCACACCCCCTCCCTATGTCAAGCCCACCTACCCAGCCAGCCCCCGCTTGACAACCCAGCCCAGCCATGGTACAATACACTTGGTGCACTCAGTTCTGCGTGCTAAAATTAATAATAAAAAAATTATTATTAATAATAACACAGCAGCCCCTCTCCCGCCCCATCATTCGACCCGTAAAATGGGTAGGGGGCATTGGGTTCGGGGGCTGCTGCGCCCTTATTGTACTGCGCGACCCGCGCTCTGTCAAGAGGCGGGAGTCTCCTCCTTCATGATCCGCACGAGTTGCGCCGCGTACTTTTTCATCATCTTCCGGGCGTAGAACATCTGCTTCTCCGAGAGCGTTCCGCGCTTGATGGCCTGCGTGGCGAGGCTGCTTCCGAACTGGGCATCGATGCCCGTGAAGCCGACCCCGTTGTGGTGGGTCGTTGCAGCGCTCTGCTGCTCGTCAGCCGTCTGACGCTTGTAGATCGTGATGAGCCCTTCGATGACGAGGTTATCGTCAGCGAGGAGGAGTTCGCGCATCAGGTCAGTTGCCTGCTTCGCGGGGGCGGTGATGATCATCTGAAAGGCGGCGGTGTTGTTGGTGGGCTGTGCCATGCGCGTATAGTACCAACGCGTGCCGTCTATGTCAACTACCCCGGCGATAAGCCCACCGAACAAATGAATAATTTATTCCACCGAGACTATTGTACCACACGGCCCGCAGGTTGTCAACGGGGCTTGATTTCAAATAAATTTGAAAATAAAACAACCGCCCTTTCGGGCGGTTGCTCCCTCCTCCCTGAACCCCCTTACAGGGGCTTCAGTTCGAT